TGGCTTTTCAAATAACCATCCCTGCACTTAATCCACGCTTCGCTGGTATAGAAGGCCGCTGCGAAGTCCTGTGCCATTAGCCCATGCTCCTGGCCTCTGCTGCCAGCGTCATTAGAAGGGTGTCAATGGTGCGCTGTATCCTCACAGCGTCCTCACTCTGCGGGTAATACCACAGCTGCAGGATAAACTTGGCCGCCACCTTTGCCAGCTCATTTGTGCAATAGTCGTCCTCATTCATCCAGCTGTTCCCTGTCGTTATCTCCAGGTACTTCGGAATGGCCTCCACAAGCGGAATAATAATGGTGTCGTTATCTTCGCCGTCTATTCTCAATGCTTCCCTGGCTTCTTCAAGGCTTAGAATCATGCGCCGCACCTCCTTGTTCTTGTTGGTACCAAAAGGGAACCGAAGTCAGTCGGTTCCCCCTTGGCAAAAAGGGTGAGTAATGAGAAGAAGATGATTAGCTATTAGCTGGCTGCATCCATCTTCACGAAGGCCTCGGCAACCAAAGGCTGGGTGTCGGCAATAGCTAAAGCGCGGAAGTCAATCAGGCCGCTCTTGAAGCTGCTTTCCCTGCTAACTTCAATCATAATGCCGTTAGCCAGGTTCCAGCCCATGTACTTCCAGTCGCCCAGCAGCACAACTCCGTCATCCAGGTAATCATCAATGATAACCTCGCGGCCCAGGATACGGCCCACTTCGTCATTCCTTGGGTCAGGTACGAAAATGGGTCTATCGTTCTGGTCGGTTAATGTGTAAACCTGGTTATACAAGGTGGAAGTGTTCATGGCCCATTTAGCATTACGCCCATAACCGCGCTTCAGAAGGCCCATCATCTTGGCGAAGTCGGTATAAGCTGGAGCGTCCTCATAGCTTACGCTGTTGTCTGTCGTCCAGGTTACACCTGCCAGCACTCCCAGGCCTTCACCTTCTTCGGAACCTTGGCCATTCACAAGCTCATAAGCGATCTGCTCTAATACGCAAGTGGCCAGTTCCTCCACAAGGTACTTCTCGAACGCGTCAATGGCCGTATGCCGAACGGCTGCGCTCATGGAAATAACCTTGATCAGCTCCAGCGGTGCGAAGGTAACGCTTGCCAGGCCCACCTTTTGGGTTTCCACGGGCTGGCCTTCCTGGTGCCTGCTTGCCCTTCCAATGGGCGTAGCAATAGGAACCTTCAGGCTGGCAGGAACATTAAACTGTCTGGCTTCGGCAATAATGCCGCCCATGTCCCTGGCCTTGGAAACAATCTCGTTCAGGGTCTGCGTAGGAATTACCGCTGCGCTATCGCTTACCACGTTAAACAGGTTAGCGCGCTTTTCGGCCATTTCCATCGCCCTGTTCCAGGCCAGCTGCTCCTGATCCATCAGCTTCTGGCCCAACAGGGTCTTGAAGAACGCGCTCCTGTATTCGGCACTAGCAAACACGTTGTCATTAGTGAACCTGGGCTGATCGAAGTTCATGCCAGTAATGGGGTTAAACTGGCTGCGCTTTTCAGCCGTCTTGTCCTCCCAGTTTTGCTTTACCTGCTCCAGGGCCTCCAGCTCAATGTTCAGGGCCTCAATGTTGGCCTCTGGGTTAGAATTCACTTCGTCAATAATGGCAGCGGCCCGTTTCTCTATGTCCTCAACGCTAAAATGGCGGTAAAAGTTAAACGCCTCTTGAACAGTCTTGAATCTCATATGTCAACACTCCTTAATCGTATTCGGTTAGCCCTGATAATAAGGGCTTTTCTTGCAGGGTCGTTCAGCTTGTCCCAGGCCCCCTGTATCTCTGCCCTAGCTTCTACCGAAGTCTGCGGGTATGCAGGGAATGGAACAATGCTGCACTCCAGGATCTTCTTGATCTTGGTTATAGTCCTGGTGTTCGTCCGCGGGTCGTAATGGCTGCCGCCATCGGCCACCACGAACGCCATGCTCATGCCTGAAAGGTCGCCGCGTTTTACTGCCGTATAAACGCTGCGGCCCTCTTCTGTATCAGGCAACAATGCCACCATGCGCAGGCCTGCCTGATCTACGCTCAGCTGCATTGTTTTGGGTGTCCGCGCAAGCGGAATCCTGCTTAAATCGTGGTTGTATAGTAACCGCGTATCCGATAGGTCGGCACCGTCCAGGGCACCTGCGCGGATCACTTCTGTAAAGCTGCCAAACTTCTCTTTAATTACCGTGGGCTGGTCATACACTAAGGGCCTGCCCTCCAGAATTAAAGCGTTATCATCAATCGGGTCTCCAATAGCCCTTAATTCAGCTATCCGAATTTCTTTCATCCAGATCACCTTCCAGCTGGTACTGATCAGCTTTATCTGCACTCACAACGTTCAGGGTCTGCAGCCGCTTGTCGCCATCCTCAACCGCAGGCAGGTTCAAAATTTCCCTGGCCTCGTTAATAGTGAATAGGCCATAGGGCAGCAGCTCTTTGATGATGTTTACCTTGCTCTGTGCGCTGGCGTACTGCAGCCGCTGGCTCTCGTAAATAATCATGTTCCCAAAACCCTGCTCCCGCGGTGTAAACACCTTGCTGGTTAGCTCCAGGCTCAGCTGCAGGGCTATAGGTTCCAGAACGCTCTCATAGAAGGCAGCCCATTCGTTTTCGTCATAGCTGCTGGTTACAATGGCCTCGCTAATACCCAGGTAACTGTAAACCTTGTCTTTAATGGCCTTCAGCTGCTTATCGTCAATAGAATAGGGCTTCATCTCAAGTGGTACATAGTCGGCCTTCGCGTCCAGGGCCGCAATACCGCCCTCATTGGCCACGGTCAAGTAATCACGGATAAATGCTTCCTTGCTTTCCCGCAGCTTTTCATCGCTCAAAACCTGGTTGTATTTCAGTATGCCGCGGATAGTACCGCCCTGCTTAATGGCGTTCCGCAGGCCTTCGCTCTGCGTATGGGCCAGGTCTAAGGTCGGCAGAATGGCCGTGTTGATATCCCCCAGCAGGTCATTGTTGTTAAAGTGTCTGCGCAGGATCAGCACATCGCGGAAGGGCAGAATAACTGTCCTACCGCCTGCGAATATGAACCTGCAATAAAGTTCCCCAGTCGGGTCTGTTACAAACTCCATGCTGGAAGGCTTCAGCGGCCATATTGCTTCCAGGTTCCCTTGGCCGCCCTTCTGCAGGAAGGCAAAAGAAGTGTTGTGCTGGTAGTAGTGAACAACCAGCTTATATTGCAGGTCGTAGGCCGTCATGTACGGGTTAGGCTGCACCTGCAGAAGTCTATTAAGTACAGGGTCGCCGTCCTTGCGCTGGCCCTGGTAATTAACGATATGGCGGCCCTTTAGCTTGCCTGCGTTCCTGGCTATCGCGTCAACTGCTGCCCGGTAAATATCGTTTTCCCATGCGTTCCCGCTAAATGGCGTAAAGAACGCTGGGCTGCCGCTCAATACTTCGGCCCTGGTTGTAGTGGTAGTGTCTGGTTGTCTTGGCCGTCCAAACAGTCTTTGGAATATACTCATGCCCTCACCGCCTAACAAATGACAACGTCCAACTTGGGTATGTTGTCAATCTTTGTTACACCAATGGCTTTAGTTCCCTGAGGAATATCCACCACCATGAATTCCACTTCGTGGCCCTCTCGCAGATCACCAAAATCCGTTATGCACCCCGAACGGTGGAAAAAGTGGCAGCTGTCGTCTTTATCACTAACAACAAAACCATATCCCTTGTTCTGATGGATCATTGTGATCATCCCTGTGTGCTTTTTTGGCTTTTCCATCGGTTCTTCCCCCCTCTAATCAATTATACCAAACTTCTGTTCTGTTTACAACACATACAATGTAAACATTACCTCCAAAAAAATACGTATTTCCAGCCGCACCGCCTGCACTTGTAAAGGCCCTTAGTTACCCCCAGGTTCTCCTGCACCGTCTTGAATGGATAATTAGCAAGGCCGCACTTATCGCAAGCACAAACAATGTCTTTGGCCTTCTGTTCGGCCATGTTCAGCTCACCCCCTGGTTTTGTCTTTTTCATTACTCGCTCGCTCCTTCTTTTCAAACTTTAGGCAGCTCACCACTTGCCCTATAACCTGCTTACAGTTCTTCTTGCACATCGTGCAAATTCTACTCATTACGGCCATCCCTTCTGTATGGTTTTAGGCATATCCAACACCTCCAAGCGTTTTTAAGCCGTTTCTAGGCCCCGAAGTGATTAAGGCAACCCCTAACTACCCCCTGTGTATTTCCGCCCGTCCTGGGCCATCCTGGTGCGTCAGAGGGCTATTCTGGAAAAAGGGACAAGCTCACTTCCGGGAAAATTTTCCCGGATGTCTGTTCCCGCATGCGCGGGGTGATCCTTTGGACCCTAAGGAAATATTTCCTGAGGGTAGTTTTTCCCGCATGCGCGGGGTGATCCCCGCTTCGCCCTCCGGAAAATTTTCCGTAGGGTGTCTGTTCCCGCATGCGCGGGGTGATCCCCGCTTCACCCCCTCCAAAATTTTGCCTAGGGTTCTTCATCCGTTCTTCCGCCTTCAACCTCTCCACTTGCTCCAGCCGCTTTGCGTACTCAAGACGCTTCCCGGGCCGACGGCTTCGGCCACATTGTCGCGGGCTTCTCCCCCCGGCCCCGCGAAAATTTTCGCGGGGGTGAGCTTCAGCCACATTGTCGCGGGCTTCTCCCTTGTTGAGGTCCGCAAAATTTTGCGGAGCTGCCATCTCTCGGCCACATTGTCCCTGGTTATGCCCACCTCTGCAAAATTTTGCAGGGCCGGGGGGAAAGGCCTTGTGTGGTGAGAACATATGTTTGTGTAGTGAAACGGCTCTTTATAAATATGTGGGCTAATGAGAACCATTCTAAATACACCTGAAACGGCTCTTTATAAATATGTGGGCTGAAGAAGAAGATGATGATGATGATGACACCACCTGTTGTTGAACCATGGTAATTCGTTAATGCTTTAATGCCTTAAAGTAGCTCTACTAGGTTATTTGGGCTATACCATAACAAGGAAGAATGTGATCACACTCTTTCTTGTTATGGTTAGTATCTATAACCTCATTACTTGGTGTTGCTTATACAGTTCTTCAACCTCTTCAATATCATGGAAGAAGAAGATCTCTTCATCGGGTATGCTCATCTTGATCGCACCACTGTCTGTTGCTTCTTCAACCTCATTGTTGGCTTGTTTGCTGGCTGGGCCTAGCTCAAATAGATTAGTTCTGCTTGTTGTTTTGCCCACCGTTTCCAAATACTTGTGCTGC